TGGCTGGAAGTGTTCCAGTTATATTCATAAAATTTGATGTTGATGATGTTCCGCTTAATGCTGTTCTAAATGTAGTTATATCGTTTCCTGCACTATCTTCAAATACTACTAGATTATTTGTTTGAGTAGAGTGTCCTTGTACTTGTAATTGAATTTCATCTGCATCCCCATCAATAAATAATTTTCCCCCTGCTGTTGCACTTCCAATAGTTACGCTGTCTGTATCTGTGTTGAGGTTAACTACGTTAGAATCTGTTGTCCAGGGGCTACTTCCGCCGCCCCCTCCTGCTGCCCATTTTATACCTGTTGCTTCACCACTATCTGCTGTTAAAACTTGGTCATCATCTCCAACCCCTAACCTTGTTAAAATTGAACCATTATTAACTAAAACATCTCCTTTAGTGGTTGTGGGGTCTGTTAATAAAGAACCTGCTTCCGTTTTCAAAGCTCCCTCTTTTATTGCTGAAACATTAGGAAGATATAATTCTGAATTATCGGTTTTTGCTGGTTGTCCGAAACCCATTAATCTTTTAACTGGGTCTGCTTTTCTTCCGCTACCTTGTCCGCCCATTCTAACAGCCCTCCTGTTCTAGTGTTGGGTCTTCTGCTGTGATAGTTGTACCCGCCACTAATCCCTCAGTATTTGGATAGTCTGTTCTTATAAATCGAGTTCCTATTGAGCCAGTTCCTACATTTACCATGAAGTTGTAGAGTTCTAAAGTTTTTATTTCTTTTCTTTTGGTTTAGAAGTTTCAGAAGTAGATTTCTCATCTTTAGGAGTAGGTTTAGCTACTGGGTCTGGTGTATCTGGATATTTTGCTTCTAAGTCTGCAATAGCCTTTAAATTATTAGTTTCTAGAAAATGAGCTTTTAACCTGGTCAATGTTTCTTTAGTCATTTTTAAGCGTCTGTGTTTGTAATTAGGCAGACTGCTCGAGGGTCTGTAAGCAATGTTATTCCTAATTCGTAAACCCTAAATTTAGTACCTATACCCCTATCTTCAATAGCTACGCTAGTTGTATTAGTGTGACTTTTCCATGTTGCCGCCGCTGCTGGTATTAAAACTGGTGCTGAATCTGCTACAACATTATTTGAAACTCTTACCTTTAATCCTAAAAACTCCATTAAAACTCCATTTTTTACCTTTTCACTTGCAAACTGTGGTATACTTCCCCCTTTAGTAGAAATAAGCCATGTTAAAAGACTTGTCTTTTGTTTTGGATTTAACCATAATTCACCTTGTGAAATATCATAATTATAATCTTCTATATCTTCTATAGCTCCTAGTATGTCTTTTATTGGGTCTTGTCCGCTTCCCGCATCCCATGCCGCTACACTTGCAACTGTGCTTATTGTTGATGGGCTTTGGTCTTCTGTAATTACGTTGTAAATGTCTGTATCTACTTGTTTCACTACTGCCCTTGTTAATCTTAATAGTGTTCTTGCTACAACATCAATATCACTGCTTTTCATGTCTTCCATAGAAATAGTATCTTCAGCCGCATACTTCTGAACGTAACTTGTATTTCTTGTCCATGTTGCTTCTAAAGTTGGGAATAATGCTAAAGGTGAAACATCGCTGATAACTGTTGGAGCTGTTGGAGTTAAATCCGCTGCGGTTTCCTGGTACCATCTTATATGGTCTGCTGTTGTTGTGCTATTAGTAATAGCCGATTTAAAAATATAATTAACTAATGCAAAACCCTTAACGGTCTTATCCAAATCCAGAGACCTAATATCAGCCATCTCAACACTGTCTGCCATTATGAACCCCCTACCAGAACTTCAATAGTTTCTGCCGCTGATGCTGTTTCTAGTGCAATACCTACACCCTTACCAGCTGCTAATTCCGCTTCTGTTGCTGTTTTAATTGTATTAGTTCCGCCAGTGCTTACCCATTGCCCTGCTGTAATTCCTGAGCCTGAATCCTTTAAATCAAAAATACCTCTTCTAAATAATGCTAATTGTGTTCTTCCGTCACTTGCCACTTTTTCTCTTGCCGCTATTCCTGCGAATACGTCACCACTTCCATTATTCGCAGCCGCTGTTCTTGGGTCTGTTAGTTCGCAAATAGTTCCTTTTTCAATACCTGCACCATCCGCTACAGTGAAATTCATGGGGTCATCAATTCTTAATTTTAAAACTGCCTCGTTTGCCATAAATATTTATAATTTCCTTTTATATAAATCTTTCGTTAATTTACTACTTTTCCTCAATTAAACCCTTTAAGGCTAATTGTGAATATTCAACAGGTGAAATATCCTTTTCATTAGTTATAGGACTTCCCTGACTTTGTCCGCCTAAGATGTTTCGTGCTGCTAATTGTTCTTGTTTCTTCATTAACTCCTCTGTTTTTTTGTTCGCGGCTTCAATCCTTTCAGCTGTCTCAGTTGCTCTGTCAATAATATTATTGATTTTCGAGTCATTCCCGTTATTAATATTCCCTCCTGTCTCAGTTGATTCTTCGTCTTCGTTTTCTTCTTCTTCACTCATTTTTTACCTCCTTATATAGTTTCTCTTAAAATACCCTTTTCTATTTTTTTTCTTCTTCTTTTCCCCTGTATTGCTTCCATTTCTCCAATTAAAAAAGCTATTTGTGTTGGGTCAAATTGTTGAGTTTGTTCCAATACGTCTGCCCTTGCTTCTCGTATTGTTTTTCTTTGGTCTTGAATATCTGCCAATACATCATAATACTGCCCACTTCTTTTAACGGCTGGGTCTAAAATAGTCGCTTGTTGAATTTGATATTCTACTATTTCTAAATTTGCATCTAATTGGTTTAGTTCTGCTAAAGCTTTTGGTGTTGCTATTCCTCCTGCTGCATGAGTACCCATTAAGGTAGAACTCATTTGTCCAATTGTATTAAGTGAGGACTGAATGTCACTAACTTTTTTCCTATCTAATAGTCTATCTGTTAGAGGTTCTACGCCTAAATTTCCAAATAATATACCCCCTCCAACCCCTGCCGCTGTTTGAGACGCCGTGGTTGTTAATATATTAGCTTTAATAAAAGTCATTGTTGAGGCAATAACTGGTGCTAGTGCCGCTATTAATGCCGTTCCTGAAACTGCTGCCGTAGTTACACCTAACACCTTTCCGAAATCTGTTTCTGCCATATCAGCCGCTGTTTTATTACTTAATTCCTTTCCTGTTAATTTTTCTATACCCTCTCCTATCATAACAGACGGAGTTAAACCTATTTCTGCAACCTTTTCAATAGCCCTTTCTTGTCTACTCTCTAATTCTTGGAATCCTCCCTCTGATTCAAATTGTTTCTCAATGGATGTCGGTTCTAATTGTGCCTCTGCCTGTTCTGCTGCCCCTATAACTCCACGCCCTAATCTTTCAGTTGCTAACCTAGAACCAACTTCCCTCGCACCCTCTGGAGTTTTTAATTTCTTAGTTTCTCTTTGAATTATCTCTTCTGCGTCTTCTGGACTTAAACCCGTGAAAATTCTTCCGTCTGGTAATTCTACCCCTGAAACTTTTCTTGTTTTTACATCTCTAAAAACTTCTGGAGTTCCTTTAGTTGCTGGAAATTCTGGACTAGGTTGTATAGCTTGATTCCCTTGAGCATCTATTTTAACTATATCTGTTTTATTTTCTTCAGATTTCTTCTTTTTCTTCCTGCCTCCTAAGAATGAAGCTGGGACTTGTGCTACCATAGTTTTTTATATCTCCCTTTATATTTAAAAAATTCTAAACATGCTCCTAATATAATCATAAATACACCTCTTATAAATAAATTATTGCTACTTGTTGCATTTGTCATAAATATAACTCCTGTGGAAGTCATGGCTAAAGCCGCCGTATTAATTAAGGTTTCAATAATTGGCTTATGTCCGTTTCTTTTATTCATTTTCAGTTAAAGACGCTTGAACCTCATTTTCTTGAAATCCTATTTGTCCAGTGTTCTTTTTCTCATCTGTTTGGACGTTATCCATAAGACTAGGAGGTCTATTAAATTTAATTTTTAAAGCTGTTTGATTTAATAAATCAGTTTCTAAATCTGTTTGTTCCCTTGTGTAAATTGGCTCAAATGTCAAATAACCAACCTTAGAGGCTGCTTCTGTGAAATTCTCACTGGTCGCAATAACTCTAGGCACTCCAACCGCTTGATAAAAAAAATTCTCTAAATATTGTATCCATGCTATTCGGTCTTGTGGTTTAACGCCACTATCTTTCAATTCAGCTGTATCTTTAGGCAAAACTAAAACTTCTCCGTTCTTAACAGCGTCTTGGTATTGTGTCATAATCTTATTTCTTTTAGTTACGTTATCTGAATCAATATAAAGTATGCCTAAAGCTAGTTCCCTATGTTTAATGAGCCTTTCATCCTTTAGGGCTTCATTTCTTGCATCTATAACCCATTTGCAAGACTCAATTACGGAAGTTCCATGTATTTCATTGGCTATCCTGTCGTTTACTAAATGAAGTATTTGGTTAGGTCTAAAAACCTTATTAACGCCATTTTTAACATTGTTCCGCTGTTCATATCTTATAATCATCCCTTGCCCGTTAACTACAACCCGCATATCACCTGTATAAAGAGGCTTTATATTGATTAAATTGTCATTTTCATCCCTTATAATCTCAGCGTAAGCATCACCAAAGACTTTCTTTTGAACTTGTAAATTCCAAAATATAGACTGGCTTGAGTCTTCGCCCCAACCCACAAAAGAACCTAATACCAATGTAATTGGTTGAGAAGCTGTCCAACCTTTTCCAGTTGTCCAGGTTGCTAGAGAATCAATAGCTTTCTTTAGTTCTGGAATCGTCTTATAATAACCTAGATATTCATTACTATTAGGATAATCGTAATAAGTTTCTTTTTGTTGTTGTGTTGGTTGGTCTGGTTGTTGAGCATTAACAGAAAAGTCTTTAACTGTGCCGCTTAAGTCGGTTGTTGCTGCTGCGTTTGCGTTTAGTTCTGCCATTTTATACTATAAATCTAATTGAAAAGGTATTAAAAAAGATAACTGAGTCGTTTCGGCATCCGTTACCGTTCTGTTGGCTGGGTCGTGCATAAAGCCAATTTGCCCCGAACCACTGGCTCTATTACTCCAACCCTCTACTGTACACCTCATTATTTCCCCTTTTCTAAAAATAACATTAGAAGCTATTGTTAATGGTACGCAATTAGTTTTATATTCCCTTGAACCACTTGAACCACTAGTATATGTTTGAGTTTGTGCTTCTGCTATTTCTGTTTCTGTTGAACCGTCAAATTTCCTTAATTTAATTATAAAATATTGTTGTGTACCCGCATAATTACTACTAACAAAAGTTACAATATTACAATAACCATTTCCTTTTATAGTTTGAGTTCTGTTAAATGTCAAATCAAAATCAATGTCTATGTCTTTGGTAAATCCTCCGCCACTTGTTCCAACTGCGGTATTAGTACCTTGAGAATATATGCTATCATTAGCCGTAAGAAGTGAATTTTGTGTTGCGTCGTCTATTGTTCTGAACCCATAAAACTCTATAATCCCACTTGCCTCTATAATATCTATAAAGTTATATGTTGCTATGGCTTGTTCACCAGATTCTAAAAAATTATGTGGAATTTTACGAGCCATTAAGTCTCCTGTATAAAGTCAGTTGTGTACTTCTCTTTTAATTGGTTAATTGCATCTGTTAGCCTTGTATAATTTACGTCTAACATTGTTTGTGCTTCTGCTCTGCTTGTATATCCGCTCATATCAAAATTAATGGCTGATAAAGCAGCATGACTACTTGCCGCATCTTCTAGAATCTTCTTTAAGTCTACATCTAATGCAGCATAAACATCAACCCAATTAACTCTAGTTACTGCATTTATATAAGATTCTGCTTGGTTGATTAGCTGGGTATATTGCCCGTCTGTTATATCACTATTCACATTAGTTCCCGCTTTTAACTGAACTGCCTCTTTATCGCATAATGTTTCTGTCATTTTTTATATCCTAATGGAGCTTAACCATACATTTAAGTTTTTCTCTTTTACTATCCAGGCAGCTCTTATTAATCCCTCAACAATATGGCTAAAATTACCGAAGATTTTAACTTGATTAGATTCATCTTTTGTAAATTCATATTGTATACTCCTTAAAGACGCCCTTATATTATCATCATCCAGTAATCTGATTTGATTCTTTTCCATAAGCATTAGCAAATTATCATAAAGGTCTTCTTTCAATAATCTTGATTTACTTTTGAATCTATCCAGTGGTCTTGCTCTATTATTAATAGCAACCACTTTCCTTTTAGTTTGTTCATTATCTAGTAAATGGTCAAATATCCCAACCCCTAAAGAGCCAGAACCCGCATCTAGATAAATATGTTGGAAATCATATAGCTTATCTAGGTTTAATATTTGTCTTTCGGTTTGAGTTGTTAAGGTCTTTCTTGTTACTACTGATTCAACATGAATTAAATGGTTATTTTCCATTCTTCTTAATATCTCAAAAGTACTGTCATCATCTCCCATTCTTGCGATATCTACGCCCAGACTATAAACTTGGTCTTTCTTAATGGTGCTAGGTCTTTCTAATGTGCAAACTCTATTTATCAACTCATCGCTAAAGTATCTCCTTAAGTCATCTATAAACAATCCTAAATATTCTTGAGAATATCTTAACTCACTCATATCCTCTTTCTCTTCTTCTAGTATCTTAATACTTGCCTCTTTCCTTTCCTTTGTCCAACCCTCACTAACTGGTCTATTTTTAATAACCTCTTCGCTTGATATATGAAACACCTTAAACCTGTTGTTCTTATTTATAAAGCATTCATAGAAATAACCCGTTTTTCCGTGTGGAGTGCTACACATCCATATCTTTCCTCCTGTTGTTAATAGTGTTGGTTTCGCTGCAATCCACATAAGCTCCGGCATTCTACTCGCTTCATCAACTATCAATATGTCACCTGTAAAACCCCTTACACTGTCACCCGTATTCCCCACAGGTCTTGCTATAACCTTACTCCCATTAGTTAAGGTAATTGTACTCTTAGTCGGCTTCTTCTTCCCCTTGTGTATCTTCCCTTTGTCTGTTCTCTCTAAGAAGTCTAAAATCATAATAATAATAAGTTGTGCCTGGTCTTCAGTTAAGGACACTACAATAATATTAGTGTTAGGGTGTTCTATCATATATTTACCTGCTTTATGCGATAGGGTCATAGTTTTACCAACTTGCCTACCAGTACATAATAATACATTGCCGTCTTCTTCTATTATATCCTTTTGCCAGTCATCTAATATTATGGCTTTTTTTTCCATTTTTTAAAATAATTAAAAAAAATAAGATGAGGTAGTATATATTTTTTTATATTTTAAAAAATTAAAAAATATTTCTGGGGGGATAGCCCAGGAATGCGAGAAATACCCCTAATCGTCGCTTACTCTTTTGTAGCACCCTGCGGGCAGTATCCCGCAGGAACTTTTAAGCGTTGATAGGAAGTTTTAAGCGTTTAATACGCCCTTTAAATACTTTTTGAGGGGCTTAAGTCCTTATATTTAGGTAGTTAAGCCCCTCTCCTCAAATCATAGAATTAATAATTGAAAGTACATATAAGCCACATTGTGCGAACTTCTCACGCTTAAACTAATGGATTTAGGCACTACTTTTTATTAAGAGACATCTATTTTAAGAAATGTAGTGGTTAAAATGCTAATAGCATTTTAAAAGGTTTCAATTTATATAAGATTATTGGCGATTTAATAAAAAGTATCCGACTATATGCATACATTTATATACTTAATTAATTATAATTAATTAATTAATAAATATAATAATAAGAGATAATATGAGTACCATAACCCTTAGTATACCCCAAGAAGTGAAGGATAAGCTAACAAAAGAAGCTAACTATAGTGCATTAGTAACTAGATTAGTAAAAGAACACTACTCTAAGACAGATGACCCTGAGATATTAAAGATTAAAAGGAAACAGCTAGAGGAAGAGATGAAAGAGAAGTTAAAAGATTTTGATTATAAGATTGAGATTGTTGAGAAAGAAAGGGACACGATTGATAAGGTTAAGAAACAGAATATTAAAAGAGTTAAGGATAAAAGTGAGAGTATTAAAAAGAACTTCAAGGATATAGCAAAACGAGATATAACCGAGACAGAGCTAAAAGAGGCTATAAGGAGAATGAACAACCCAGAAATAGACGACTTTAATATATGGGCATTTGTTGAAGAATTAAATGAAGATTCTTAA